AATTAGAAGCTAGGAATGCACTTTAATTTCTTTCATTTTTAATATTGTATAATTATAAAAATATGATAATATGAAGTTGTGTGGAAGATTCCACCACCAACCCTAGCGACTTCGGCTCAATGCCTTCGCATCCCGAAAAAGTCCATGGCCTATTGGCAATGTTCAACTTTTTCGGAGTAATTCACAATGACAATTGGAATATCTACCGCGTTTGTTTCAGCATTCAGTGATGATGTGAAACACGCATATCAGTCAATGGGTTCCGGCCTATTGCAACGTGTCCGTACCAAAACAGGTGTGACAGGTTCAACATATCGTTTCCATAAAATGGGTAAGGGGCTTGCTTCGGCAAGGATACCTCAGTCAGATGTAACGCCTATGAACGTTACTAATAGTAACGCTACGGCTACACTTTCTGATTGGAATGCGCCTGAATATTCAGACGTATTTGACCTGGAAAAGATTTCATATAACGAAAGACAGGAATTAGTAAAAGTAGTATCTGGAGCCATAACCCGTAGAGCAGAAGAGCTTGTGCTTGTTGCTTTGGATGCAGGTGCTTCTAGTACGCAAGTAACAGAAAACTTTGGTGGTACAGCTACCGGCTTAACTGTAACAAAAATCCGCAAAGCTAAAAGACTTATGGACGCTGCTGGAGTTCCAGGAGCTGATAGGACATTTTTACATGATGCTATTGGTCTTGAGCAGTTACTAGGCTCTACTCTTGTTACATCGTCTGACTACAATAGTGTTAAGGCTTTAGTTAGCGGCGATATTGATACTTTCCTTGGCTTTAAATTTATATGTATCGAGGACAGAACAGAGGGCGGTATAGTTACAACTTCCAACGTAACTAAAAACTTTGCTTTTCATAAAGACGCAATTGGCCTTGCTGAAGGTTTATCAATGCGTACAGAAATTAATTACATCCCTGAAAAAACATCATGGTTAATTAACGGTCTATATTCTGCAGGTTCTGTGGGTATTGATGATTCTGGTATTTATGAAGTCCTTTCTAACAATACTTATGTCCTATAAGGAGTCTTTATCATGACATTTGCTAAATTAAATTTCAATCCTGTGGGTGGCCAGTCAAAATCTGGTTCCGCTCCACAGAAATTTACATATCGAACTACTGATAGTATTGCTACTTGTGATTCTTCTGGTTATTTTAATGATGTAACAACATTATTGCATGTTGGTGATATTATTGAAGTTCAGGTGGTGGATAGTGTTACGACTCCTACGGCTGTTAGCGGCTCTGGACGTTTGATTGTTCAGTCCAATACTGCTGGTGTAGTTGATACTTATAATTCTCTTCCACAAGATAAGATTTATTTAACTGTTACTATGGCGGATATTTCTGCTGCGTCTTCTGTTTGGGTAGTAGCTCCGGTTGCTTGTACTTTCACAAAGGCATGGATAACTATTGCTAATGCCATTACTGGTTCAGACTCAGCACTTACAGCTAAAATTGCCACTGTTGCGGTTACTAATGGCACTGCTACAGCTGCGGTTTCTGGCTCTGCTGCCGGTACAGTGTTCACTATGTCGCCTACTGCAGCTAATACATTAACTGCTGGACAGTCGTTAGAACTTATCACCGATGGTGCAAGCTCAACAACCGCTATTGCTACTTGGACTGTTGAACTTACTCCTACAACACCTACTGATTCTGATTAGTCTATGGCTAGTAGTTTACCGCAAGGTAAAGAGTATAAGATTAAACATGAGGGGCAGGCTATTGTTTGTGGTTCTGCCCCCTGTTTATTAAAAGAATATATGATAGCTAGGGCGAATATGCCTGATGCCAAGGTCTTTGTAGTTAATGAGTCTTCCTATACTATAAGAGGGGATTTTTTAGTTTCATATCATGCTGAGAAATTCGATGAATTTAAGAAAAAATCTCTTAATAAAAAAATTATTAGCCTTACTGGTAAGGGATATAGAAGTCCTGAAGAAGAAAAACAAATTGATTTTAGGTTTGATAATATCCGTATTGGGGCTACTTCTGTTGGCGATGCTATACAGATAGCAAAACAGATGGGATTTAATGAAATAGTAATTGTTGGTGCTCCTATGAATGGAGGGGATGGCTATTATAATAGCACATCAATGCAACATGATGGATGTCCTAGATTTGGCAGTAAAGAATATCTCGACACGCCAGAACAGAAAAAAGTTAGTCAGAATCAGGAAATGTTAAAAGTTATAGCTAAAGATTTGCCAATGGTTAAAAGTATGAGTGGTTTTAGCGCTGAGGTATTTGGTAAGCCATTATGGGGTTTATAAATGACAACAACAGAGTTTACAATATGCAATAAAGCTCTTGCTTTGTTGGGACAAAGTTCAATATCAAATTTTACTGCCAATGATAAAGCCATAAAATGTGGTGCATTATATCCTACTTACTCACAAAGTCTTTTAACAATTTATAATTGGAGATTTGCCAGAAAGAAAAGTGCTTCTTTGACAGCAACGACAGCTCCGACATTTGGATATACTTATGCTTTTTCTTTACCAAGTGATTTATTGAATATTGTTAATGTATATAATTCAACCGACAAGGAAGTGACACCGCAATCAAGATATGAAAGATTTGGTGCTGTACTTCATACTGCATTCACTCCTGCTTACTTAGATTACACTTATGATATAGACGAGGATTTGTGGCCTGCATGGTATCAGGAATTTGTAGCAACGGCTTTGGCAGCAAGGATAGCTATATCTATAACAGAAGATGACAGCAAAGCTACTATGTATACCAAAATAGCTTTTGGCACGCCTGAAGAGAATGGCGAAGGCGGCATGTACAAAGTGTGTAAAGCTATAGATTCACGTCAGCAGCCTATCAAACCTTTCCCTGTACAATCACTAATAGCCGCTAGGTTTAGTGGTGGCAGAGGTTCGAATTAATGCCTACAAAAATTTTACAACAGAGATTTACGCAAGGGGAATTCTCGCCAGAATTGCTAGGACGTAGTGATATTGACCAATATTATAGCGGAGCCGAAACTCTTAATAATGTTATTGTTCTACCTCAAGGTGGGGCAAAAAGAAGAGGCGGCGGGCAATGGGTTGATAATCTAATCCAGACTTTAAATATACACACTCCTGTTTCTGCTAGCAATCCCAATGGCGGCACTGCTGCTAATTCATATGATATTGATGCCGCTACCGTAATGTTAACTACTACAAATATAAGCACCACTAATCCTTATATTGTTACTTCTCATGACCTTGGTTCTGATAAAGCTATAAATTATGTTACTGTCTCAGGGCTCAAACTATCAGTTTCTGGTACAAGCACTGGTGATTTTGTTATTCAGGTGGCCACCGATGCTGCTCCTACTACGTGGTTTAGTACTGCAGCTATCAACCTAACTACCACCGAGACTGCTTCTATCAAAGGTATAGGCGGTTCTTATAGGTATGTCAGGTTAGTGAAAAATACTGCCACAGATTTAGGTGCCAACAGAATATCTCTAGCAGAAATGCAAATATTAGGTACAACAATAACTGCTACGAATGTTAGACAAATGGCTTTTTCGTTTAATCGTGAACAGGTATATAATGTTTTGTTTACCGATAAGTTATTAACAGTCTATGCAGATACTACCAGGGTGGCGTATATACCAGCTCCCATGTTTACTTCTGCTCGTATAATTGATATTGAATGGACACAGTCAGCAGATACTGCAATTATTGTACATGAGGATATACCCCCTCATAAACTAGTAAGGGGTGCTACAGATAGCGACTGGCAGTTTGTGCCTATTACTTTTGACAATATACCTAAATACGACTTTACGCCAACCTCTTCTAATCCAGCCGGGACAATAACACCTTCAGCAACTGAAGGTGTTATTACGCTTACAGCTTCTGGCACTCCTTTTACCTCCGAGGCGGTGGATGTGGGGCAGATTGTAGACGGTGGGGGAGGCAGAGCAAGGATTATCCAATATCTTACAACCTCAACAGTTAAAGCTATTGTCCTAATTCCCTTCTTTGGCACTACTGCTATAACATCGGGAGCCTGGGTCTATGAGGGCGGATTTGTAGATTCCTGGAGTAATACTTATGGTTGGCCTCGTTCTGTTACTTTCCATGACGGACGATTGTGGTTTGGTGGTTCTACTGAAAGGCCGCAAACTCTTTGGGGTTCAAAAGTGGGGTTGTTTTATGACTTCGACCCTGGACAAATTTACGACGATGATGCTATCGATGTTACGCTGGATACTGACCAAGTTAATGCTATTGTGCATCTTTTTTCACATCGAACTTTACAAATATTTACTACTGGTGGTGAATTTGCAACCTTGCAATCTTCAGGAACAGCAATAACACCAGCTACTATTGATATACGTCGTCAAACCCAAGAAGGTACAGCACTTGGTATACGACCGGTTGAAATAGATGGAGCTACAATATATGCTAAATATGGGGGTAATTCCATTATTCAGTTTATATTTGATGATGTGCAGCAGGCATATTCAAGCAATGTTATTAGTATGTTATCAAGTCATCTAATAAGTACGCCGGTTGATATGGCGGTTGATAAAAGTAACGATGATAATGATGCTTCTGTGTTATATATAGTTAATAGTGATGGAACTATGGCTTGTGGTTCAATTTTAACTAGTCAAAAAGTTATTGCTTTTACTAAAGCTGAAACAGACGCAGCTTATTCAACAGTAGGAAAATTTAAAAGCGTATGCGTTAATGAAGATGGAGTTTATGTTGTTATACAAAGAGAGATACCGGCTGGTAGTACTATGACATTAGAAAAACTTAATGTTAATTATTTGATGGACGGGTCTTATAAGACAAGTGGGGCGATTTCTTCCGTTACAGGGGTGAGTTGGTTAGTCGGGCGTACAATTAAATTGCGTGTTGACGGTGTCAACGTTTCTGATGTTGTAGTAAGTTCTGCAGCAAGTGGGACGGTAACTGTTTCTCCGGCCTCTACTACTTCTGTAGAATTTGGTACAAATTTTACCACCACTGTAAAAGATTTGCCGGTTGAGGCCGATGCTAATAACGTAAGACTTCAATCTACCTTAGGCAAGAAAAAGAGAGTAGTATCTACAACATTAAGATTAAAATCAACAAGTGGTATAAGCGTTAATGGAAATTCTGTTACAACTCCAGTTTATACTGCCGTTGGGACAACAAGTGCTATTACAAATTTTACAGGTATTATTAAAGTTGAGGGTATTTCAGACCATGACGATACTGGGCAGTTAACTATAACGCAATCAGAACCTAATCCTTTAACACTTTTGGCAATCTCTAAAACAGTGAGCTTTTGAATGGACTTCGCTTCTTTATTTACAGGAACGCCAGCCGTACAAGGGGCTGTCCAGCCAGGCATGACACCTTTACCTAGTGCGACTACCGGTTTGTTTGGCTCTGCTGGTCAATTCGGTTCTGGTTATCTAAATTCAGGGGCATTTCAAATGCTTGGTAGTGGTATTTCTACTGCTTTAGGTGCTTATGGAAATATACAAGCTGGCCAAATGATGAAAGCCCAATATGATATGCAGGCAGGTAGTTATAAGACACAGGCTGAATTAGTAAAAGTGAATGCTAAAGAACAAGCCAATACTTTAAGAAAGAAATTACTCGAAGATTTAGGCAGTGCTAATGCTTCTGCGGCGGCTAGAGGAATAGATACTGGTTCAGGCACTCCTTTGCAAATTATACAGGAAAGCATAGGCAATGTTGGCAGGGATATACAAAGATTAGAAGCAGGAGCAAATATTCAAGCAGGTTCGTCAAATACCAGTGCTTCGCGTTCTGCAGCAGCAGGAGCGACGGCAGCTCAGGCCGGATATTATAGAGGAGCACAGAGTATAGCTAATTATGTACTAAAATAATGGATAGATTTTGCGCAAAATTAATCTAAGGAAAACATGACGCATGACTACAATAACAAGAGAGCGTGGAATATTAACGCCACAAATTAACATACAGCAGGTAGATACTACCGAAGCTACTTTAATGCAACAGGTAGCCGATTATTCCATTAGAACGTCTGAAATATTGGCAGATAAGGCACAAAAAAAATATGAATTGGATTTTAAGAACGCAGCTGCAGAAGGTATTAATAACGCATATCAAAGGAACCAGAGCAACCCTAAACAATTAGATGCTGAGCTTAAATCTTTACGTAGCGGCCTTATTAAAGATGCTCCCTGGAGCATGCGAGATAACTTTGATTCTGTTTTTTCAGAAGCCTCGCGGCCTTATATGAATAAGGTTACAGAAAGATATAATAAAAAAATTACTGATGAGTTGAAGTTTTCTGCGCTTAAGAATCTAGACTTAATGGAGCAAAACGCTTCTGTTGCAGCCGAAGGCTTATATAGCAACAATCCTGTACTAATAAATGATTCAACCAAAGCTTTGCAGAATTATATATCTGAAGGATATAGGAACCTTTCAATGGTGGGTGCAGATAACATGCCATTATTCTCACCGGAAGAAATGTATAAACGAGGGAAGGATTTTAGGAACAATGTAGCTTTTAATGCTGTTGCGGCAGGATATGAAGCGGCAGTTGATAAAACTGCTTATATGAATAGTGTTAACTCAGGAGAATTAAAAGCTACTGCCTTTATAGATGATAAAGGTATATTAATTACGGCTCCTGTAAGGAGTGCTATGGATAGGGAGACTTTTACCAAACTTCAAACACATATGAGTTCTGATATAGCCCTTTTGAAGAAACAGGCAAAGGAAGCTACGGAAGTAGATTTTTTTAAAAAATTAGAAAATCAGAAAACATAGACTGATTTGATTTTGGATACTAACCCAGAAACTGCATTATCTGCAGATGAAAAATTATTAATAATAGATAAAGCACAAGTAAAAGGTGAGTTGCCAGATGACGCAATTAAAAATATGCGTCATTATATAACATCTGAAAAAACTATTAATGCCGTTACTGATTCTAAATTAATGGCTAAGATTATTACCCAGGTAGCCGATGTTGGCCAATTGGCCGAAACTGATGCTAAAGGGTTCCTAAGAGGTATGCGTAATATAGAACAAGAAATTCTTGCTCTGCGTGCTGATGGTACATTAAGTAAAGAGGATGAAGTGAAACTTAATAATCAGATAAGAACATTAACTAGTAATAAAGTTGCCGCCGCAACAACACAACTATCATATAGTTTTGGGGAATCTAATAAACTTATTACTAATCAATTACCAGAAGAGTTAAGAGGAGAAGCTACTAGAAGATTATTTTATGCAACAGAAGGAGATAAAATCCCCTTAAGAATGGAACACGATAAAATAGATATGAAAACAGCCATAAAAAAAGAAGCACAAATAGTAATAGATAGTATGAATACACAAAGACGTACCAAAACCCTTGACCAGGTGCAAAGGACAACGGAGCCTTTATTTACTCCAGAGGATATAGCGTTTTTAAAAAGTAAAGGTTATACAATTCAAGATGTGCAGACAACAGCAACTAAATATCACATGTCTATGACGGATGTACTTGCAAGACTGAAGGCTAAATAATGGCAGATATTTTTGAACAAGAAGGCATAGCAGTTCCTGCCGCTCCTCCAAGAGATTTATTTACTGAGGAAGGTATTGCCGCGCCTTCAATAACACAACAAAATATAAAGGCATTAAATTCCGGTATTGATTTAACAAAAGATACTCCAGATATACAGCCAATTAAACAAGCAATTGACGACCACCGCAATCAAATTGAACAATTGGCAAAAGCCAGATTTGACCAGGAAACTATAGATAATTGGAAGAAGAACCCTATAACCTTTTCGGAGGCTAGTAAATATTTAGATATAGCAGATGTTACGCCTGATTTTGGAATTATAAAAACTGCCGAGGCTTTTAAAATAAAAGATATTGGCGATAGGATTCAAAAAGGCGAAACTATTACGCCTGCAGACCAACAGACCATGGATAATTATATTAATAAATATATTGAGATGAATACTCGTAATTTTTCAGTTGGTGGTGGTATAGCCTATCATCTTGCAATGCTTCCTGCGTTCATGGGAGAATTTGCTTTAACAGGTGGTGTTGGTAAATTGGCGCAGGCAGCAACAGTTAAGGCTATTACTAAAGGCGTAGAAGTCGGAGCAGTTAAAGCAATCACTGCAAAAACTACCGGGGTCGCTGCCAATGTTGCAGCACGCACTGCGATGATGCCAGGTTTATATTTACCAAAATATGCTGAACGTAGATTAAATGACAGTATGGCCTTAACAGACAAAGGAGCAGTTTTATTTAAAGAATCGCAGGAAACCCCCGCTATTAGTGCCTTAAAAGCCTTTAGTTATTCAAGCGCGGAAGTGGCAAGTGAAATTTCTGGTGCGGCTCTTGGAAAATATATTATTAATCCAATTTCTGGGGCAATAAAAACTCCTTTAATAACTGGAGTTAATAAACTCCCTGAAGGATTAAAAATAGGTTTATTTAAAGCTTATCAGAAAATACAACCGAACGCAACTGTATCTAAGGTTTTTTCAGCTGGGGGCTACAATGGAATGCTTGCAGAGTTAGGAGAAGAGCGCGTTGCAGATGTATTGCGAGAAACTTTGAACCTTTCTCTTGAAAAAGATTATACATTTGACCAGGTACTTGATGGGATAACGCCATCAAAAGACCAATTATTAATAGAAGCTGGATTAGTGTCAATCTTAGGCGGAGTTCATACTGGAGCCAGTATAGCAACCAATGTATTAAAGATTAAAGGTTTATCAAATGCTGAGGCTATAGAAACTGTTGATAATCTTTCAGCAACAGAAAAAGATGCTATTGCAAATAATCATCTTCGGGTAATGCCACATCCTATTACAGAATCAATTTTGCCAGAATCAGTTAGCGATAGTCAAATAAAAAAGGCTATAGAAAATGAGCCACCTGCAATTGACCATTCAGAAAGTAACGGAGAAAAATTATATAGATATTGGGAAGACAGTCTTAATCCTATAAAATTAATAACCCAGAAGGCTGAGGCATTAGGTGCTGATATTAGCGAGACAAAAAACCCTTATATAGCTGCAAGGATGAATGCTGGTATTGCCGGAAAAATAGCACAAAATCTTAAAGTGGCTACATTTGTAACAGATGAAAATGGCGAAAGCGTTATCACTGGTAAAGGTTTTGTTCCAATTATGGAAGATTTTGACAATTCAATTATCCATATAGAACAAAATCGCGAAGTAAGGAAACAAGATTTTGAAGATTATCTTATTGCCAGGCGGACATTAACTGACCTTCAAGAGAGGCAAGATGTAATTGTATCAGAAAAAGATATAATGGCAAGTAAAGAAAATATGATTAAATTAACTGATAAATATGGCGAATCTATAAAATGGTTTGATACTCATGCACAAGAACTCTACGAGTATCAAGGGCGCATACTTTATAATTTAGTTGAATCTAATAATCTTACACAAGAACAATATGATGAGATACGTGCTAAGAATCAAAATTATGTATCTTTTCAACGTGTAATGGATGACGAGACGTTTTTTGATGCTATAAGTAGTAAGCCACGTTATACAAATGCTGCTGCATCAAAAGTAATAAAGAAAATTAAAGGCTCGGAAAGAGAGATAAAGAGTCCGCTTAATTCTATAATCATCAATACACATAAAATTATTGATATAGCAGAACGTAATAGAATTGCTAGAAGCGTAGTAGCGTTTGCTGATATTATGCCTGAATATATCCAGAA